TGATGTGATTAAATATCCAACCACACATTTACGTGATATTGAGTATCGAGAAGCTCCATCATATATAAATAAAATCATTTTTAAATGGGATGCTCTTGATATCGTTGACATGAATAAAACGTCAAAACAATTCAGATTTCCTCTTAATGTTCTTCGTGATAATGAAGATGTTATCAATAAAATAGAAGAACTAACAGAATTTTTACATGTAAAAAAGATTGGTTTTGAGTACAGACAATTAGAATTTTTTGTACCTTTACATTTCAAAACGAATAAACTGGAAGACGATTCGGATGTTTTTAAAGAAATCATTGACCTAAAAGGAGTATTTGTTCGTGACGATTACGGTGAACTAATTGGGTTTGGAATCAATAATTTTACAAAAAGAATAATTTATAACGACACCCATGAAGTACTGAAATTCGATGGAATTGAAATGGAACGAATGGGTGCTCCACATTAAAACTATATGAAATGAGCGAATTTTTAGAAAATCTTAAGAAAGCAGCAGATGAAGGGGAATTTAATTCAGAGGCTGCGAAAAAAATACTTGAAGTACATGACTTAGCCGAACAAAAACTTAAAGGCAAGGATGTCGTGGAAGAACTTGAAAACATAAAAAGTAGTCTTGAAGCACGTCAAGACGAAGCGGTTGAGGCTGGAGAAATTAAAGCTGTTTCTGAAGAGAAAGTAGCTGAAGCCTATACCGAGTACGAAAAGAAAATGGCGCAATTCAAGAAATTGGATATGATTAACGCACAACTTGCAACACTAACCGAAATCGAAGACATGGTTAAGCTAAGTATTGATGACATGTTCGGTTTTGTCGAGTCTCTTGAAGAAAAGTTTGAAAAAGAGCTTGAGGGTGAAGACCCGTTATTCGGTGAGTTGTACTTGAAAATTGAAAGTATTAAATCGAAGTATAAATCTTAAAACAAATTTTATGGCAAAAATTGAAAAAGCGTCTGAGGACGTAGTAACTCTCTTTGAAGAAGTGAGAAATGACACAAGCATTCCGCATTGGGTTATGTTTGAGGTATTGTGTAACAACAAACAAAAAGAACTTTACAAAATCACGAAATTGAATGATGTTGTAGAAATTCTTACTGAAGGCGTAAACTTTTCGGTGGTGTTGAATGAAGAAATTTTCGATGAGTTACCTTCTGAAATGCAGGAGATGGCAATTGAAGAATGTCTTGCTGGTGTCAGTGTGAATGATAGTGATGTAATCTCATTGGAGAAACCGAATTTTAACACGCATACTGGCGTATTACAGAAGTTCGGACACGAATCAGTAATTACCTTGCACGAATCAATTAAGAGTCTATATGACGCTAAAAAGCAGCGTGAGGACGAGGAAAGAGCGTTGACCAAAGGTAAACGTGGTAGAAAACCAAAGGAATAAGAATAATTTAGACAAATTAAGACAAGTCCCGACAATTAGTTGTCGGGATTTTTTTGTTTATAAGTATTTATAGGAAATTAATGACAATGAATTCATATAATATCACATATCCGTTTAAAGACGATAACGAAATCAATACTTTTCTTCAAATGAATCAAGTAAGTAAAGATTCATATAGTTCTAATTTATTGTTGCTGTTATTAACGCAAAAAGGTGAACGATATTATGAGTCAGATTACGGTACAAATTTACTAAAATATATTTTTGAACCCAATGACCAATTAACATCTACTCAAGTAGAGGAAGAGATTAGGAATACAGTAGCACTTTATATTCCAGAGGTTCAAATTACATCAGTAAATTTTTACTGGAATGAAAACGATGAAGGTCAACCCATACCAGAAACCCAATTGAATGTCAATATTCAATTCGTGTATGCAGAGGGTTCACTAACTGAACAAGGTAGCATTGATTTAAATTTTTAAAATATAGAAAATGGCAGAAACAACAAATGTAGTTCAATACGGGAGTAGAACTTTCGGGGAAATCAGAACCGACCTGATTTCATTAATCAGACAAATGTATCCAGAAGTTCTTTCGGATTTCACGGATTCGAGTGTCGGTGCAATGCTTATCGACCTTAACGCTGGTGTTAGTAATAATCTTAGTGTTAATACCGATAGGGCATTCCAAGAAACTCAATTACAATATGCGCAACAAAGAGCGAGTATTCTGAACATTGCAAAGAACATGGGATTCAATATACCTGCCCGTAGACCCTCAGTTACTGTTGTCGATTTTAGTGTTGTTGTTCCCGTCCGTGGTAATACGCCTGATGCCACATATTATCCTGTACTGGACGCAGGTGCACAGGTTCTTGGCGGTGGAAAGGTTTTCGAAACACAAAATAATATTGATTGGAATTCACCAATTAGTAGTCTTGGAGACCCGAACCGCAGTATAATTCCGAATCTCGATACCAATGGAATTCCCGTTAGCTATACCGTGACAAAAAGAGAGGTTGTCATCAATGGTGGAACAAGTATTTACAAAAAAATTATTAACACCACGGATGTCGTTCCGTTTTTCACCCTAACACTTCCAGACCCAGATGTTATTGAAATCGAAAGCGTAATACTTTTGGAGGGTACAAATTATACCACGACTCCAGATACTGGTACATTTAATGATTTTAATACAAAATATTTTGAGGTCGATTATTTGGCACAACAACGTGTTTTTATTGAAGACGGACTGGCTTCAAGTGCAAATACCACAACAAATAACATCAAAGCTGCGAAATGGGTTGATGTTACAAAGAAATTCATAAAAGAATACACACCCAAAGGTTTCTGTAAACTAACTTTTGGTTCAGGGGATGCTGATGTCAATGCATTTAAAGACGGTTTCTTGAAAGAAGGTGTTAGTAATCGTTACTTCCTTGAGAACTTCTTAAATAACACGGCTTTGGGTGAGAAATTAAGGGCAAATTATACGTTGTTTGTTAAATATAGAACTGGTGGCGGTATTGCATCCAATGTTGGTGCTGATGTTCTTACTCAGCTTGGTTCGTATACGTTAAGAGTTCAAGGTAGTCGTCAGGACATAAATCAACAGGTTCAAAGAAGTTTGGCAACAACCAATCCTATTCCAGCAATTGGTGGAAACGATGGTTTAAGTACGGAACAAATCAGACAATTAATCAAATATAACTTCAGTAGTCAGAACAGGGACGTAACGTTAACTGATTATCTGTTACAGATTTATAAGATGCCCGGGGAGTTCGGTTCACCTTATCGTGCAAACGCATTTAAAATAAACAACAAGGTTGTGATTTCAACACTTGGAATTGGTGCAGATGGGAAACTTGATAATAGTAGCACGTCATTAATGAATACCAATATTACTGAATACCTGACACAGTTCAGGATGATTAATGATTATATCGAAGTGACTAATGGTAAAATTTATAATCTGGCATTTGAAATTGATGTGTATGTTGAAAATACCGCAGATAATCAAATAGCAAACAGTATAATAAAATTGGTTACCGAATTTCTCGATATCGATGACCATGAAATGAATGAAGACGTATTCCTTGGTAGATTAGAGAAACAGATTTTGGATGCCAATGGTGTGATTAATGTGATTGATATCACAGTTTTTAATAAGGTTGGTGGTCAGTATTCAAGTAATACAATCGCACAGGGAATAACCAACACAACAACTGGTGAAATCCAAATTGAAAATAATACCATTTATTCGACACAGGATTCGATGTTTGAAATCAAGTATCCTGAAAAAGACATTAAGGTGTTGTTGAGAAAGAATGTTACTTAATGGAAAAAATAAAAAAAACGATATTACAAGCACTCACTACAGGATATAATATTACGGGTGGGACAATCATAATACCTGATTTAAATGCTATTTATTACGTTAAAATTGGGTTGAAACAGGTGGCACACGATTTAGGATTTTTTGATGCTTATAGTGAGCCAGTCGAACCAGTACCACCTGAACCACCAGTGGAAACATTCAATCTGGTGGATAGTGCGGGTAATCCGTTTGTTGATAACAGTGGTGATAATTTAATATATTAATAGATATGGCTGATAAAAAACTTTTTGAAAACTTAGTGCTTGGAACTCCAAGTAGTACCGATAGATTTGCTTTCGGTAAGGCAGGAAGTGCCTATAAAAACATCACCTACGGTGATTTAAAGAATCTGATAGTGGCTGCTGTTCCATCACCACCATCACCACCATTATTAACCCAAAAGGTAGTTAATATTGGTGCTTTTGATATGGCAGGTAGTGGAGAGTTAAGTAAAGATGTTTCTTTGGGTGTTCAAAGGTCTAAAATTAGAAGTGCGCAGGTAATGATACTTTCGAATGATGGCGGTTTATATCCAATGGCAATGCCAGCAGGTAATAAAGAACTAAAATCGTATTGGTTCATAAGACAGGAATCCGCATATGCATCAAACGCCAGAGTTCATATATATTCTGACGCAAGAGTAAACCCATCATTTTTCGACCAAGGCGCATTTGATGGAAACGGTCCGGGTGGAAATCGAGGATATATTACAATATGGTACGTAGCTTAAAGATATCGGTATGAAGATAATACAAAGTTTTGCTTGGTTAGAAGAGGGTTCTTTTTATTTAAGATATAATAAGGATAAAGACATGATGAATAAAACTTATTTAAATTTTTATTCGATGCTACTCAGTGTTCTGACACTACAGAAATATTATGGTAGTGTCACCATGTACTGCAATCAAAAAGCACATGATGCCTTTATCAAGTACCTACCATATGATGAAATTAAAATTGTTGAAAACAATAACCCCCAAGATTTTTGGAATTATTATAAGGTTGATGTCATTAGAAAACAAACATCTAAGTTTATACATGTTGACCCCGATGTTATGATTTTTGACGATTTATTTTCAGAATTCATTAATGGAAGAAAACATGATATAATTATCCAAGATGTCATTCCAGAATACATGAATCCTGTGAGTAGCGACATTCCCATAGTTAGGGAATATTTGAAGAATTCGGGTTTAATGAACCCCAAATTTTGTGATGGGAATGCGTTTAGTAATGGTGTGGTTGGTATGAACATAAAAACAAAAAATGAATTCATAAAAATTGCTGATAATCTAAAAAATGCATATCTGAAGGGTGACTTAAAGGTACACGCACATCTAATATCAATGATAAGTGAAGAAGTGGCAATATATCTTCTTGCAAGAAGGGATGATTTAAAATATATTGAGATTCTACCTTATGATAATGTTTTGAAGAATGGTTCGAGACAAACAGCAAATGAAAAGAAATATACTCATATGTGGGGTGACAGTAAATTTCATCCACAACATATTGAAATAATGAAGCTAAAAACAAGAAAAGACTTTCCCTTATATAGTGATTTGATTAACCAATATGAAAAGGAAGTTCTTAATGAAATTATAATATAATGATAATAGGTAGAACAGATAATAGTAGATTACAGGAATTGCGTAAATACGTTGTGAGTCCAACATTCAGCCAACAATATGTTGGTAGCGGTAGTTGGAGTACTGATGGTGTGGATTATGGTGCTTCGACATATCCAGCATTTATTGTTTATTATATTGGTGGAATCAAATACACTGACATAACATTAATTAATGGCACACATACCACGTTTGAGTATAATCCGAATAACACAGGAAATTTTATTGACGAATCATACATAAAAAATCCGAATAAAGAAAAAATTATAAGTAACCCTAAAATATTTGACGATGTATTTATAACCAGAAGCGAACAATCGGCATTTAATAAAAACTATAGATTGGAGTTTGTGGGAAATCTGGTTGATTTAACCACATATGCTGGTGGAAGATATTTTAATATAATAAATAATACGTAAGATGGCAGTAGGAATTTATGGCACGACAAGACCCGCAGACGTAAGCATTGATGATATCGATGTTTATTACAACTACACACCCAATAGAGAAACACTTAATAACAACATTTATAAGTTAGATTCTACTGAGATTTTAAGTTATAATTATTTACCTGATGAGGAACAGGTCGTTGGGAATGAAAATCTTTTGGAGGGTCTTTATAATCTGAGACTACCAGCAACGGTTTTCGGTCAGTTAGGAATTTACACCATATATCTTAAACCAAAGATAGCAATGACTACCATTGTCGATTGTAGTGTTTTATCCTCACTTCCGAGCGTTAAAGGAATCGTACTTGATGCCAATGATTTGCCAGAAAATCTGAGAGCAAATAACGCATTACAGGGTTATCGTATCGAATATATCGATAGTACAACCAATAATAAAATAAGAAACGTTGTTCGTTATGTCGTTACTGCAAATAAAGTAGTTCCTGTCAGTGAGAACGTTGGAAACACAAGTCAAAAAGCAATTAGATACAGATTTGATGATACAGGTACTCTATTATTTGTTCAGTTAACTCCAAGTAGTTCAAGCGATGTTAAACCAAATGCATCTCCGTTTATCGGAAATCCTGACCAGACAATTTTGATTTCAAACACGTTCTTCTCACCATTAGTAATTGAAGTCGATATGGTTCAAAACACAATCGATACTCTCACAAACTATGTTGCTGGTGAACAAATCAAAGACGTTGATAACGGAATTCTCACATATTACGATGAGGATAGAGTAATTACCAGACAGTTCAATATCTATGAAATCAAGGACGATGTTGGTGATGTTCCACTCTATGAAGTCAAAGAAAAAAGAACAAATATTGATGAAACTCAAAACTTCGATGATGTTACCGAGGATGTTCAATAAAGTTTTTAAATAAAAATCGAGAAAATCCCAATCTAATGAATTGGGATTTTTCTTTTTATCGTATTTATAGTAAATCATAAATTGTGGCAAAGGTAAAAGTAGTAAAAACACAACTCAACGAAAATTTAAATGGGGAAGCATTTAACGACACCCCATCTAACACGATATTTTCATTCGGAAAGTTTTTTGTCACAACAAACTTTGATAATAAAGTAACGATTGACTATACCGACACTCTGAGTTCATTTGTTCGTCCAGTTACTTTAGAGACCCTTGGAGTCAGCGAAGTTCAGTCAGAAATAATCCAAACCTATACAACAAATGCCGTATTAAATCTCGATAAATCTGATTTAAACACATATGTGAGATATGGTTCTGCGTATGAATTCTTAAGAACAAGTATTCAGAATATCATTATGGCATACCCGGGCTCATTGTTCGCCAATTCACAAAAAGATGTTGGTGGAAACCCAACATATTCTGGGTACACTTATGATTCCGTTACAAATATATGCACCTTTTACGTTCCAACTGCTGCCACAGTTAATACGTTTGGATTAGTTTATAATTATGGTAATGACAGTATTCCAGATGATAATGAATTAAAGAATCTGAACTTATCATACGACAAATATGTGATTTGGTCAAATCTTGAACCCGATACTTTATTTAATGTTATTGGATATACTGGAAACACAGTTAATAGTTCTGATTTTCTCACGAAAAATTATTTAAAAATACAGGTCGAAGGAAATCCTTTTGCTCAAATGGGAACTGGTGATACGGGTGCTCTTGATTATCATCTGAGACCAGATAATGTCACATTTGAAGAATTTCGTGCAGTCCTTAATAGTTACGAACAGAACCTTGTCAGTAAGAGAGACGGGAGTAATGGTTTTGTTTTCACGTTAAAAGACCCAACACCTCTTGAAGACGGTGGTATTGTTTATAGTGATTCAGAACTTCTATGGACAACAACCGATAAATATAATATCGATGTTAACACACCAAGTTATCAAAGATTTTTAAAAATTGTGTTAACCATTGGTGCGAAATACGATAAAATCAAAACCGATTTAATTGCGAGATTCTTGACCCCAGCATCACTTCAAACCTATGACTTTACTGATGACACTAAAGTTTCTAAACTCTTAAGGGTTTATGGTAGGGAATTTGACCAAATCAGACAATTTATTGATTCATTGGTGAATATTAATAAAGTCACTTATAACAAATTAAACAATATTCCCGACCAATTAATAAAGAATATGGCTAACACTTTTGGCTGGGACTATTTTTCACTGGTAAATGAAAGCGAGTTGGTCGAAGGTTTTCTAACTGTTGATGACACCGAAAGAGATTTAAATGCTGATATATTACCAGCAGAAATCGACATCGAACTCTGGAGAAGAATAATAAATAATACCAGTTATTTTTGGAAATCAAAAGGTACACGTCAGGCAATTAAATCAATGTTTTTATTAATTGGTATCCCCGAACCATTCATTAATATAACCGAATACGTTTATACCGTGGATGGAAAAATTAACCCTAACACAGTGCCACTTGCACAAGACGATTTCCCAAGTAATTCATTACCATATGATACCAGTGGTTATCCTGTTGCTCCACTGGAAACCAACGATTTTTATTTCCAACTCAGTGGTAATAGCGATAGTGGTCAGGCATATCTTGATGTCTTTAGAGATGCGGGATTCAATCTTCAACAGACTCCCGATAATAAGAAGTCGTGGATTCAAACTGGTTCGACAACAAGGGTTCATTACAGCACCCCACAATATTATCAGGAAGACAGTAGATTGGTGATAAACACCAAAGAAGTTGATGTTGCACTTGATACCGCACGTGGTATTGAATATGATGTTTACGAATATATTCAAAAAGACTTTGCTGCGAATTCAAGTGGATATACGCTTCCATATACTTATGTTAACATATCGAATATCCCACAAGCAGGGAATACATTTACATTACCATATACGGTTGACCAACTTCAAGGTGATTTTGAGGTCAGATATAATGGTATTTTGTTGAATGCACCCTCGATATCTGGTGTAACAACAACAGGTAGCACGACACCAGCAGAATCCGATTACTGGATTGGGTCGGACGGAAAGAGTTTTACTATACCCGAACTTAGTGGTGGGACACGTCCTACTGATGTGATTCAGGCAACCTTTACTTCAACGGGTGGTACGGGTGTAACTGCGGTTACAGGTATTACCGTTGAGTACATCGTAACACGAGTTCAGGCAAAACTTGGTGGTACATATGTGCCATTACCAAGTTTTCCACATGGAGATGTTCAGTTAACGATTAACGGTATTGCCCTCACCAAAGGCACGCCTCAGTTCGTTGCCGATTACATTCTTGACCCAGCGAATTCAACTGGTGGAACTAATAATATCATCATCCAGAATCCCGATGTTATTACATATCTTAATGACAATCCTGATGTGCAGATTTCTTATATGCATGTTGAGGGTAGTAATGACATTAATTTAAGAAGTGAAGTTATTAGAGTTGATAGTTTTAATACTGGTAAGATTTATTTTAATAATAGCGCAAATAAATACGTTTATAAACTTAATTACAAAGTGAATCAGGCAAGCGATGTTAAATTCCTTGTTGATGGCATCGCATTAGAGCCAATTACTGATTACAACATTAATGTTCAGAATCCATATGAGATTTTCTTACCACGTGGAATCAGATTTGGTACTGTAATTAGTGCATATTATCTCGTTGGGGGCGCAGGGGCATTCGACCCTGTAATTAATGACGTGTTTGGACTTGGTGATATTAGTCAGTTAAGTTTTCTGGAATTCCTTGAACTCGTTCAGAGAAAAATGGTCAATGTCAGAACCAGAAAAATTGTGACAGACTTCAAAGGCGGGTGGTATCCAACAATATTGAGATTATATGAGATATATCTTGAAAGAGCATTACTTCCTGACGATAATCCGTTACAATCAAATGGTTATACGTTCCAGAATCTCTATCCGTTTCTGAGTAAATACAATGCGTTCTTCCAGAGATTTGTTGACCAATTACTCAGTGCAACAATTATTCTGAGACGAGGTGGTTTGTTAATTAGAAACAGCATTTTTACCAAACAAAAACACTGGTATAAACGAGGTGTTAATGTCGCTAATGGCACAACGACTAATGATTTAAGGGGTAATCCCTTATTACAATATTTTGGGGATGACGGCAGTAAATTCAGTATTGTTCAGGAAATTCTTGCTCCACCCCCACCACCTACACAACTGTATGTTGAGACAACAGAGGGTGTGCTTGGTAGTCTTACAACTGGTGGTCAAAACATTATTGGATATGACGAACTTAGTGAGTATGGTATTGATTATAAAATAGTTCCATGTCCATATCCTTCATATCCATATGGTAGTTCAGAACCACTTGGATTACAAAACTTACTTGAAGGCATTGATTATGACATAGAAATATTATCAGATTGTTGGACAAGAGTATCGTTGGATGGACCGCTTGCAATTAATAATTTCAGCCTGACCTTAACTGACTTAGAATACGATACTGATTATCAATATCGTGCATTTGTTGAGTCATTGGCAACAGGTTTTACTGGAAACACACGTCTAATACATACACTTCCAGAACCCCCACCACCATATACAGTAACAACAGTTCCCGTATATAGTTCTGATGTTGGAACAACTGCTATTTACGAAACTGGTGGTATTAATATTGTTGGTAGTTCAGAGGTGGATTATTACGGAATGCAATATAGAGTACAAGGCAGTTCTACTTGGTTAGTTTATGGTAGTGGTCTTGGAACACCATATGTGGGACCGATTGCAGGTACTTCGTGGTATCAAGATATCGAGGGTCTGACTCCTGAGACCACTTATGAACATCGTGCATATATAAGTATTGATGGTGATTTCTATTATGGTAATATTGTAATAAAAACAACAGATGCCATACCATTGGCACTACCGTTCTTATTCAATAATGTTGTTAGCGGTATAACTCAGACCACAGCATATGCCAGTGGTAATATAATAAGTAATGGTAATCCAGACTATACTGTACGTGGTATTGTGTGGGGCACAAGTCCGAACCCAACAGTGGCATTATCGACAAAAACTGCTCAACTCGTGGGAGGAAAGACTCTACCTACAGCAGAGACTGGTATATTTAATCATTTAATTAGTCCGTTATCACCTGATACAACGTATTACGCAAGAGCATACGCAACCAATAGTCAGGGCACAAGTTATGGTTTCTTTAGTACTGGAATGGTATTTACAACACCAGCACCACCTGCTCCAACAACATTTACTGTTTCTGCTCGACTTGAATGGAATTATGA